GTTGGCGCTGATCGAACTGCTCTCATTGCGGTACGTCATCGCTTCCGCAAGTCGGCTGCGATACGACCCACGTATCTTGTCGGGATCAATGCCGTATTCCTGCGAGATTCGGTGGACCGACCGGCATCGCTCGCGGATAATGAACCCGGCGTCCCGCAGCTGCTTGCAGTCGCCGTCAATCAGCAGTCCATCCACCGAGTCGAAGAACGTCGCCGGGATCCTGCCCCGTGGCGTTTCCAGCAATTCATGCCAGCAGACGCCCCTGCCCTTCACCAACGCTTCGGGAATGGCTGTCCGCATTTCACGATACAGGTCGTATTCGCCGGGGATGTAGTTCAGCCAGTGCTCTAGCAGGTAGGCGCGGATCATGTCTTCCGCTTTTGGCCCGCTCTTAGGCGCGAGCATCATCAGTTCGGGCGGAAGCGGTTGCGGTCGCGGGCGTACTGTACGGTGGGGAAGTTTCTCGTGTACGTACGGCAGCATCAGCGCCACGAACTCGGCAGTCAGGTTGATCCGCGTGCGAACCATCCCCTTGCCGTCAGGCATCTCGTCCCCGATCCCTTCGACTTCGATGTCGAGGTCGCGGTACGACTTTCCCATGAAGGCCCACAGGCGATCAGCGGTATCGCTAAAGTGTTCCTTCTTTGCCTTGCGGCAAATCTCTACCTGCCTTAACCAGAGATCAACTACTTCTGAGAGCTGATCCATATTCGACCACTCGTGGTTGTCGGGTCCGCTTCTGTTCCGGCGCTGCGGTGTTCTCTTCCATAGCGCTCTGCCGCGCTTCCAGCCGCATCAACCGTTCGCTCAGGCTGGCGATCTGCTGAAGAATCCGGCGAATGATCTTCTGGTCGTCAGTCTCATCCCACACCGCGCGGTTTTTGTCGTCGCGGATCAGGTCGGCGTGCTGGCGCACCTTCGGATCGCTGCGATGCCAGACGTTACGCATGTACGTCCCGCCGTTCTCGCGCCATACCATCACATCAATTGAGTTGCAGTTGACCTTCACGACTTGCGCCGTGATCGGGTCAGTGAACTCCGGCGTGCTGGAAATCTGTACCGTGCTTCCCGCTCGTACTTCCGGTTGTCGATAGTCACTCATGCTTCATTCCTACAGGCTGGTGCGACGGGCGCGGTGTGCGGCCCGCTTCTTCTGCAACATCTCGTACACCCCATAGTCTTGACTGGACTCGGCTGGAACCGGGGTGAAGTATCTCGGCCGAAACGCGGCGGCGTACTCAAGGCAGTCAAGAAGGTCATCGGTGTATTTCTTGTGACGCTTCCGTTTGTTCGGACGATCAGGGTCCGTGACAGCCTGTTTGATCTGCTTGTCAAGGGCAGGGCAGATTCCACGCTGAACCTTGACGGTTGGCGTGCCCTTGAACGGCCCGTCTGTACGTGGTTCCAGCCACCGGACCAAGGCTTCTTCGCGGGCTTCCCGATCCGCCGTGCCGGGGAAGAACCCGTTATGCGGCCCGACTTGGTTCGGGGCGATCCCCAGTGCTGCTAGTTCCTTGCGGTACTGCTCAGCCACGGTTTCGTCGAACCCCATCGGGTTCTGGTCCCCGGCACGGGAATCAATTACCATGCCTTCAAACTTCACCCCGTCTTGCCGTCTTGCTACTTCATGCGCCCAGACACGGGCGTTGCCCTTTCGCATGTCCCAGGCGTCGTACACCCAGGCGTGTCGTTCATCGGGATCGACAGCAACGAGCAGGGTCGCACAGTGGTCACGCCCTGGATCAAGGAACAGCCACCGCGAGCAGTTTTGCGGCAACTCGTGTTGATCGTAGCCGTGCATACCCTGCGGATCGTACAGTCCATAGATCCGACGAGTGGCTGCCGCGTAAATGCCGTGGTATCGAACATCGCGTTCATCCTCGTCCAGAGAGTTGAAGAACTCGATCTTTTCCTGGTCTGGGATGTACGGGTTGTTCTCGATGGTCGTGTGAAAAGCTCGGACGTGCGTAGCGCCTTTGTCCGCCGCTTCTCTCAACTCGTACAACTGGATGTTCGCCGTCTGGCTCGTGGCGGACCAAATACCCTTCGGCCAGTATTGCGGCGGCTCGGAAATCGCCACCATGCCACGGGTCGCTTCGTTGTAGAACTGCGGGTTCTCTAGTTGCTCGTCAAAGTGCACGAACTGGTAGTGGTCGCCTTGCGGCGGCTTGCCGTTCGACGACCGCCACAACACCTTCCAACCAGTCGTGTTGACAGTGACGAGACGCGGGATGCGCTTGGCGACATTTTCCCACGCTACCGTACATTTGCTCTCAGGAAGCAGCGGCGGCGCGTCCTTCCACTTCTCTCGATACGCCTCGTCGTACGGGTCCAAATGCTTCGGGTCGTTAGGATCGGGGCGCACCGCACGCCAGCGGTGTGTAATTTCATCGCGGATCATCTTGAAGGACGGCTCGACAAGCGTTCGCCACATGCGGGCCACGTCGTCAAGTTCCATGCCGACGACTAGCGCGTTGCCACACTTGTGCAGATACTTGTCGTACGGGTCCATTCCCAACAGACAACGGGCAGTCTCGGCGGCACAACTCTGGGTCTTCGAGCTTCTGTTGCCGCCGTCCACCAGTCGCCACTTGCAGCTTACAGCGTGGAATTCAGCCAGGTGCGGCAAGGGCTGGTACATGACAACGCCCTGAAGATCATGCTTGTGCGCCGCTTCCAGAATGCGCAGCAGTGCTGCCTGACGAAGCGACCGCCCCGGCCCTGTCGGCGTTACATTCTCGGCTAGAATTCCTGCGGGGTGTAAGTAGCTGAGATTAGACGGCATTCCGAAGTCGGCGCATTACGTAGTCTGCCTTCTCGTCTTCAACCCCGCCTTCGCGTAGGATCGGACGCACAACATCTTCCATCATCCGGCTGAACTGGGCTTCCAAGTCTTCCATCGTTGGCTGATAGCGGGCATCGAGATCAACGCCATACTTGTGCAAGAGCGATATAATTGCCAACGCCACCCGCAGCCGTTCCTTGTCGCCAACGCCACGCTCGTCGAAGTCCAGCTTGATCGTCTTCGCCAAGCCGTTCGGACCACCGAACTCACGCATGACTTGGATCAGCGTTTCCCGCATCGAGATCAACGCTTCGTCCGAAGCGGCCATCGAGCGGATCAGGTCAAACGAGTCTTCGTATTCGCTCATAGTTTTTCCAACCCCATCAAATGGATCTGCGGCTGTTCCCGCTTACCGCCGTCGCCAACCCGCCAGCGCTCGACGATCAGCTTTCCCCACGCGGTTACGTTCTGCCCGTTCTTTAGTGCCGCACACGTCTCTGCTAGTTGTGCCGTCGCCAATAGAACCACAGTCTGTTTGCCGTCGTCTATCTCGATTCGGCAGAGCGGGGTTACACCGCCGCCATACGTGAGATAGGGGGTATTGGTGATCCGACCTCTGACGCACGCAATAGATCCAGCTTCCTTTTGTAGCTGATCCATCGCCTTCCTTCGCATCTCGGACAAAAAACCTGCACACATGAACAAGCCTCGTATGGCAGGTTGTCGAGCATCTCTGAGCGGATAACCTGCATCGCGTCGTCGATCCGTTGCCAGTCGATGTCTTGTGTAGCCGGGTCTTGTCGAAACGTCTCGTATTTGAAGATCAGGGCGTCCAGTTCGTCCTTGAATCGCTTCATGTGGTCGCGCGTCGCAAACGCACGCGCAGCCTGAGACGACATCCACCTGCGCTTTTCTGGTCTCAGTTTCTTGTTCATTGTTGGAAAAGTGGCTGCCCGGCCCGGTAGCGCAGACCGGGCAGCCAAGGCGTAACGACTAGCCCGATGGATCGGGCATAGCCAGGTTTCCTGCCATGTGAACGACTACGACTTCCTTAGCCGTAGTAGACGCTGCGTCGATGTGGCCGGCGACAAACTCGCCCGCCGCAGCAGCCGCACCATTAACGTACCCAGAACCGTCCGACGCCACGGCGTTGCCCGCCGCAAGGTTGACAGACGACGTTTCGGTAAGTACGCCGACCGGGCCTTTGAGAACGCCCCAGAACACGTCGTATGCTTTGATCGTGTCC